AGCCCATGATGGTCGAGGTCGTCCGCCATGCCTGCGCCGTCGATTCAGCGATGTCCTTGTTGGACATGCCGGCAGCGACCATCAACTGCTGCTGGTGCACGACTTCTGCGCCAGCCGACACGAGCTTGCCGAGGCCAGCCAGGACCGCGGCCCCGGCGATGACGCCCATGGCGCCGACCGCCGCCAGCTTCATGGCGTTGAATTTGCCCTTGGTTAGGTCCACACTCTTATTGAGGCCGAACAGATCCTTCTGGATGACGCCCAGGACCGAACTGACATTGTTCGTCATCCCGATCCGGACGCCGATCTTGAAGATGTCAAGCATGGAGCGCCCCGATGTCTGAATTAAACCAGGTTGACGACTTTCAGGACGATGGCGGAACACCACAATGGAGACGTCGACAAGAAGAACGGAATACGATCGAACACGAGGCAAGGAAACGCCGGCGCATATTTGTTTGGAGATTCCGTGACCTAACGATAGGCCAGTATATATACTGGTTTCTTATCTTCCCGGTTCTTTCGGTGTTCCTGTTCTATATCACCGCTCTTATGCTGTCCTACGCTACCGGGATGGACGCCACGTCCGCCATCTTCCTGGCCGGGACGCCATGGGCGATGGTTCTTGCCGGCCGGATCACCACCCCAAATGCCAAGCCGCGCAGGAAATCTACTCGCTACCAATGAGCGGAAGATGCCCGTTGATGACTTCTCGGCCGATCAGCGCCGCGATTACGCCGCCACCGACTGCCTCCGCGACCTTCTTGCCGGAGCGCACTGCCGCGCCTCCAAGGAAAGACCTTGGCGGCATCTTCTCGGTTCCTAGTTCCTGGTAGACGGCGATATCGCTGTTCGACCCCACCACCGCTTCGGCGTGGAAAGCTCCCGCTTCAGAAACCGCATGACCGATGCTGTCGCGGAGGTCGCCCTTCCGCAGCAGCGGGTTGTCCGGAGGCGCGTAGCCTAACGCCTGCTTTTCAGCCACAGTGCTGTCCGCCAGCATAGCCCAGGCCGCGAACGGCCCGGCTTCCTCCTGGTAGTGACCGATCTCGCGCTTTGCTTCCTTCTCCACGATCAGCGCCGCGCGTTTCATCGCTTCATGCTCTTCGATTTTGACCGCAACCACCATTTCGCCGAGACGCACGATCGCCCCGAGGATTGATAGTTCACCGGCCATCACTTGCGCTCCCGGAACCGCATCGCAGCCCAATCCCACTCGCTGCCCTCGAAACTGGCGAAGGTAACGGCCATCGCAAGGCGCACATCAGGCTCCAGTTCAAACGCCCTGTCGAAATCCACCCCGTTCTTGATCAGCCAGCAGGCTTCTACGAAGCCGGGGTGGCGGCTGAGTTTTTTGCCGAGGCCGCAGCATTTTCCAGTTCGCCTGCGCGCGCCTGCGTATCCACTATCAGGGCTGCATATCCTTCATCGCCGAGCGCATCAATCGCTGCCTCGATATGCTCCGGCTTGACGGGGGCCGGCCGGGGCACGCCGTCGATATCAGTCACGCTGCATGCCGCCATCGCCATTGAGACGTATGGCTGGTTCTGCGCGTCCATCGGATCGGCGCGGCCGATGATCCGGATGATGCGGGACTGGTCAAGCACCGTCATCGTCTTGAAGGTGATCCTGCGCCCCTTGGCGTCAGTGAGGATGGTAAGTTCAGCCATTACACCCGCATCCTGCCGGTTGCGGTGAACGACAGCGTCTGCTTCACCGTTTCCGCACCCTTGAAGGTGCCGGCATCAGTCAGCTTGAACACGGCGCTGTTGTACTGATAGGTCGAGGTCGAGCCGTCCACTTCCAGTACGTACTGGTAGATGGTGCCGCCCTGCACGTTCTGGCCGCCGAGAGTCGCCTGCTCCAGCACGCTGATGAAGTCGTCCAGGGCCGAATTGCCGCGCTCGATGTCGAACGAGCCGGTCCAGCCTTCCGGGTATTCCGCGTTCATCGTCACGCCGTCGAGGCGCGTGAACATCAGCGCCTTGGTCTTCTGGTCCGGCTTGAAGCCGGTCACGTATTGCAGGTCAAGCCGCCCCTGTGGAGCGAGCGGGTGCAGGATCACGACCTGGCAATCGCTGCCAACCGTGAAATTGTTCAACGGCATGAGAGGGCTCCATCAAGGGGATGGCCGGCGTCTCACGACGCTGGCAAGCGCGCTGCCCAGGCGCGTTTTAGAAGGGCGGACGCATCAGACGATCAGGCGAGGCCAGGCGTCTGCAACCCGGCCGACTGCGGCACGACCACAGTCTGGCCGCCCTGCATGTTGACGATGAACTTCTCGTTGATCGCCTGGTACTGGACTGTCACATCCGCCTGGACATAACCCAGCGCGGTGCGCGTCTGAGGGTTGTTCGTGATGTCGCATACGACCGAGAACGGCAGAGTGCCATCCGTGCTGCCGAGCATGCCCTGTTGCAGCATGCCGTTGAGGAACGCCAATTCGGTCGCCCGGATGTTCTGGAACAGCGTCGTGTTGACGACTTTCCCGACGTAGATGCCCATGCCAGCCGCTTCCGTAGCGGCGATGTAGTTCGTCAGCCGCGTGTAGTTGTCGCCGGCGGTGCCTTCATTGGACGATGTATTATGGCCGAGCCGAACCGCCCAATACTGGCCGCCGGGGGCCGGGTTCGTGATCACATCGATGCCGGCCTGGAACAGCGTCTGGAGTTCGGCCGCCGAATAGGTGTGCGCCTGCCCGGAGCCGACGACGCCTGCCTTCTGGCTACCGATGACAGCGAACAGTTGCTTGTTGAGGCTGGACTGCTCCGGCGAGAGATTGGCGAGGCGCCCGGCCGCGATACCCTGCGGGCTCACGAGCCTGATCTGCGCGTTCACCTGGTCATACCAATACAGCCAGTCGCCGAACATCAACTTGGCGGCGTAGCTGTCGATCCCAGCCGTCCCCTTGACGGTAACGGCATTGGCAATGGTATCGCCGGCAGGGCCGGTCAGAATCATGTAGATTCCTTCGGCCAGGCCGAAAGCCGCCTGCACGCTCCATTGCGTGCTGTCATCCGCATCCGCCAGCACACCGATGGAGCAGCCCTGGCTGCGCAGGCAATACATGCCTGCGCGCGGGGTTACATCTGTGCCGACAAGAACCGCCGCCGTGATGGTAGCTGCGCCATCGGTGCCGGCGGCGAGTGCATACGTAGCCGCAGTCGGCGCGGCCGTCCCGGCGTTCGCAGCAGCAGTGATGATCTGAGACGGGCCACGCAGCGCGCCGGTGCCGTTGTTGATCGCATTGGCGAGCGCGACCCAGAAGGCATTCCCGGTCCCGGAGATATTGTCGAACACCTCCGGCTGATAGCCGGGGATGCCGACGACGGCCTTCCACGTGGAGGCTTTCGAGCCTGTGGCGAGCGAGACCGTGATCTGATTTCCGAGAGAGCCTGTGTACTTGGCGCTGAACGTGATGTCCGGCGTGGTGGGGTTGTCCTCTACCGTGGCTTTGGTGTCAGTCCCATCCGTGACGCGCACGCACCGGAAGTTGTTCGCCCCCTGCTGAACGGCGGTCGCAACCTGCGTGCCCATGTCGAACTTTCTAGCGATGATCTGCCCGAATGCGGTGGCATAATCTGCCATGTTGGAACAGATCACAGGCACACCGACAGGCCCCCACTCAGCCGTGCCGACAACACCGACAACATTGGTCGGCACACCGTTGAGCAGCGTCTGCTGCGGCGGAACGATCTGCACATACAGATCAGGCACCACAAGCGCCGTGGTATTGATCGAGCCCTGCTGGACGATCGGCATGGGAAAGCCTCCTTGAGCGGCCCGTGCCGCAGGATCAGTTGAAGAAGCAGATCAGCCGAACTGTGCTGGCGCGAGACTTTGTTCGGTCGCAACGACCGTGCCGCCGTTCAGCACCAGATCGCCGAACAGCATGGGAGGCTGAGTCTGCGATACGACGGCGGCATAGCAGTATGTGGCATCAAGATCGCGGCGCCATTCTCCCGCCTTGGATGGCACGTCATCAGGCCCCGTAGTGCGGAGCGCTGATTGCGTGGCGACCGAGGTGTCCGGCATCGTGAGCCGGTAGGTGAGGGCCACGGCGGGCATCATCGCCTGGTAGACCGCATCGCGGAGTGCCGGCGTCGGCGCCCATACGACGGTGCGGAACACCTGCTCCTGCCTCGTGACCGACATTTGCGACGTGCCGGACATGGCGATGACGGCTTGCGGCAGAGGAGCACCAGCGGGCACCGTCAACGCCGAGCCTGATACGCTTGAGCCGGGAATGAGCGCGGCGAAGGCTGCCGCCACTGTGGATGGCGTATCGGGCGTCAGAACCACATAGGTATAAGGCGTGCCACCGGCATAGACGCCGGCATATTGCCCCGCCGCAGCGGTGCCCCCGAATGTGATGACGTTGCCTGCTACGGATGCCGTGAGCGTCGGCGTGGTGGCCGGCTCGTTGATCCATTCTCTCGGATAGCGGATGACCTCGCGAGACATGCCGCGCACGGCATGGACCCGGATCAGAACAGACTTTGCCGCCTGCGCTTCCCTGACATCGGCTTCCGTCGGCCAGCCTCGCTGCACCGTGCAAAGCGTGCCGACGATAGAGGGCTGAGACGTGCCATTGGGGTAGAGCGCCGCGCCGATCAGGTTGACCAGCGCCTGTTCCACATCCGAACTGTCAGCCATCGAGGTCGGGCGCGGTCAACCCAGCGCCGATCCAGGCGAACACATCCGGATTGTCCACCCAGACGGCGGCGAGACCCTTCTCCAGCATGCCGACTGTACGTTCTTCATTGTCGCCGTCGTGGATGCTCCACATCGCCCAGATTGCATGGATGATCTCATGCAGCAGCGTGCTGGCCTGCTTGGGACGGCCGAACATGCGGGTGACGCGGATCACCTGCTCGGCATGGCTGCATTCGCCGTAGCGGTCAGCGCTGACAGATTCCCGTGGCGCCCATTCGACGATCTTGTATTTGAGATGCCCGATTTTCACCGAAGCTGGCATCGGAGATGCCGTCATTGCACTCGCCTCCGTCATGTCGGCCACTGCGTCGCAGTGAGGCGCCACCCCAGCGGGGACAGTTCGTTCCCCGCCACGCTGTAGCGTGTGCCCTCGTCGTCCACGATGATGTCGTTCCAGCGCACCGGAGTCCCCGCCAGTGACGGCAGCAGGATCGAATAGCCACCTGCCCCGCTATCCGTCGGTATCCGCATGCCGACGTTGACCATCTTTGACCCGCTGGAAAGTTGCAGCACGGATGCCGGCCAGCCCGACAGAATGGTCTGCTCGTTGGCGGATGTCTCGCCGCCATAAGCGGTTGACGCTCCGGGCGTTTGCGGGGCCACCGCGCGGATCACGCTGATGGTGCGGTTGCACCAGATGCACATCAGGGACGTGAACCGCTCGATGTCGGCGGCGAAGAACGTGCCGAGAATGCCGACAAGATAATCCCCAGCGCGCACGTTCGTCGGGTCGAACACTCCATACCAAGCCGGCTTGCCGTATTGCGACGGATGCGCGAACGCCAACGCCGGGTCGGCAGCGAACTGCGCGTTGATGGCGCCGATCAAAGAACCACTGCCGATCGGTGCCAACGGAGCGGCCGGGCGGTACTGCTGGTACGCATCGCCAAGCGCAGCCGCAGTTTTCCCGAGGCCGTAGTTGACCTTCGACTGGACGTAGGCACCGGAGACCACGGATCAGCTCTTCGCAGGTCTTGCGACCTTGGAAAGCTGCCTCTGCATTTCAGTGGCTTCGCGCTTCACGTCAGCCATCAGGTGCCGGTCGGCCTTGACGGCTTCCGCCGCCGTCAAAGTGCGGATCGCTTCCTGTGCACGATATTTGCGCATTTCTGCCGACATTCTCGGCTGCTGGGCTCGTGCCATCACACCACCATGGATATTGTGCCGCCGCTGCTGCCGAACTCCGGCCCAGCCGGAACGCCGAGGAACTGGCACAGTCTCCTGCGCCAGCTATCAAACAACACCAGCCGGTCGCGGACCTCGTTCTTGTTGTGGGTCCAGACCGCAGCCTTGTCGGTGTCCAGGTTGGCGCCGGCACCGGGGACGGCGGTTTCCAGCGTGTAAAGATTCGCCAGATAGATGTTGGCGACCACCGCCCCTTCGGCTTCGGATGTGTGGTTCAACCTGTATTCCAGGGCGAGATACTGCCGCATGATCCATGGGTAAGGAAACACGACAGAACCATCGCCGTAGGAGGGATATCCGCAGAACCTCCGGATGTCTGTCTTCTGCGCGTCGGTGAAGACATACGGGACAAAACCGGACATTACTCTGCCTGGTCTGGCTCGACTGGATCAAGCTCTGCCCCGGCACGCGCCAGACGCTCCACCTCAGCCTTGTCGGTCAGCACCGTGCCCACGCGGAAGATGCGGTGGCGACCTTTGACGACATCACTGAACGTCCTGGCGAGACGATAGCCCGCGATGACCCTCTGCCCAGCGGGAGGAGGTGCTTCGACCGGATGCGGGTCAGCCACGGTGATACGACGCGCCAGGGCGTCAGACCGCAGCCTCTCCTCCGCCGCAGTTTGCACCACGGCGGAGGGGCGCCCGAAAGCGCCAGCCATTACAGGCTTTCCAGGATCATCGCGCGCTTGAACGCAGCGTTCGACGCGGTCGGGATCGTGGTTGGGTTGGCAGTCATGTCGGTCGGCGCAACGAAGCCGCCGATGTAGGCATAGGACTGCGTCACGACCTGCTTCAGCGCATCCAGCGGCTCACGAGTGACGTGGGCGATGCTGTCAATGACCGTGATCATGTCGTCGTCGCCGCCAGCCAGATCGCCGGCATAGCCAGCCGTGGTGTATTCGCCCTCGATCAGCGCGCCCTGCCCGCAAAGGATGGACCGATGGACAGGACCGTTGCCGCCGAGGCCGGCCTGGATCGGGTTGATGTTGGTCTGCACCACCATCAGGCCAAGCGCATCGGAGATGATGCCGCGGCGGTATTCCTGGGTGTCGGGACGACCGCGGAAGAACTGCTGGAACGCAGGGTCGGCGTAGATGCCCGTCATGTGGAAGGGGTCGCAATACAGCATGTAGAGCCCTTCCTCGGTCGGGGGCACCGCATTGGCCCGAAGCTGCGCACAGGCGTACACCAGCATCTGCAACGTCAGCCGCCCGCTGTTGGCGAGGCTGCTGGTGATCAGGCTGGTGTTGCCGACAGACAGTGCCGGATCATTGCCGGTGCTCGGCCGCAGGATCGAAGGCGCCACGGCACTGATCACGGAATTGCCGGCAGTGCCGTCCGCGATGGTCACGGCGGCCGAGAACGTCAGAGTGCCGGAAATGCCACCCGGCGCGGTGGACACGTTGGAGCCGTCGGCGGTCGCGCCGGTCAGGGAGTAGACATCCGAGCCCACCGTCACGTTGACGGGGTTCGACACCGAGACTGGGACAACCTGCCCTTCGGAATTGAAGGTGTTCTGGAACCCGCGGATGTCATCCACCGAGATTGTGACGTTCGCAGCGCCCAGCGTGAGGCGAACGCGGGTGTTGCCGCCGAGATAGGCGGAGAACAGCGCCTGCTGGGCCAGCGTGTCCAGCGTCAGACGCGCGCCGTAGGCAAGCTGCTTCGCGTTCAGCAGGAACTGGTCCTGGATCGCCACCTTGGACGTGACGATGTTCAGCAGCATCGAGTCGGCATACTGGTTGATCGGCAGGGTGAACTGCTCGACCGAGTAGTTGTCCGAGGTAAGACCGCTGGTGATGTCGGAATTGGCAGCCGGCGCCAGCGGTGTCGTCTTCGCGCCAAGCAGACCAGGCCGCGTCTTGGTGATCGTCTCACCCACGCCGACGCCGAAGGGTTCGCGATCCGCGATGGCCCTGAAGCCCATCTCGGCGCGCAGGGCGTCCTCCCATTCGCGCTCCAGGAAATTCTGCTGGATGATCGACTGGAGGGAAGCCGGTAGATTGTTGATACCCATGTAAGGGGCTCCATCTGTGGGAATGCTACGTCATCACGACGCTGCGTTTGCGTTGCCCAGGCGCTACATGAGCGGGCAGTGGCCTCGCGGCCGTTCCAGACAGACCGCGAGGCTGCTGCGGTCAGGTAAGGCGAATACCGGAACGTATCTTGTTCCGGGCGGCACGGTATTCCTGAGGCGTCATTTCCTTGGCCGACTTCGGCGTGTCTGTCGGCTTCGGCGGCAGTTTTGGGTTACTCGTGGTCGAGGCTGCACCGAACAGATGCGGCTTTGCCTTCTTCATCTCGGCCAGGACTTCGGCGGCGTTGGCGGGCTCGCCTGTGTCATCGACCTTGACCTTGGTCATGTCGAGAAGTGCGATGACATCGGCGATATCCAGCGCCCCGGCATCCTTGGCCGCGCTCCGCAATTCGGCATGCAGCACACGCTTCTGCGCCGCCGTCGTCATTTCCGAGGCTTTTGTCTCGGCAGCCTTGACTGCAGCGACATGCGCGGCTTCGGCTTCCGACAGCTTCTTGGCGGCTTCGGCAATCGCAGCGTCGCGATCCTGCTGCGCCTTTTCCGCCTCGGTGCGGTACTTGTCGCTGTTGAGACGATGCCCCTTGGCCTCGTTGTTCAACTCGG